GTATTTTGATTTAATATAAGATTCATAATCTTTAATTGTTACCAATCTGTTTTGATTTGCATATTGTGCTGCAGCTGAATATTTAATAGAGTCTACCGATTCACGGATTGCTCCACCACTTGCAACATCTAGAACTTCAATTGCAATATCTGTAAAACCACCAAGTGTAGTATCTGCAACAAATCCATCAACACCATTTGCAGCTGTGCCGTTTGTTGTAAGATAGTTGACATTCACTAAAGCTCCATCTGTTAAAGCTGCACCAATTACTCCATTACCAAAATAAATTTCATAGTTGCCATTTTTAGATTCTTGTAAAAAATACACCAATGAGGTTGAATCTACATCTAAAATTTCTGTTACTTGATTGTAAACTTGCGTTGCTGTATTACCAACTGTATCTGATACGGTAATATATATTGTATTAGTATCAATATTAGCATCTGGTAAAACAAAGATAGATTTTGGATTTGAATTTTCATTATAATTGAAATTATAACTTACCAATTTACCTTCATACAATTCAACGTTATCAAGAAAAAAACTAGTACCAGATTTTGTTACGGTTACATCTTCAAGTGTAACAAAATTATATGAAATGTTATCAATTAAATTTGAACTAAATGTGGTGCCTTTAGCGACAGTTAAAGTTGCCGGTGTATTGTTCAAAGTAGTTACAACAATATTCACAATAGCTTTTGGAGCAGAGTAAGAATATGGAATATAACTTAATGTTTTTGCATGAGACACAACTGAATCACGCAACAATGCTGTATCCAAAAATGCCTCATTGGCAACCATGTTAAGATAGTAGGCATTATAGTGAGTGTTATAAGCTAAAACATCTAACAAAACACTAAGTCCAGAACCTTCAAAATTGTAATCTGTGAACTCAGTTTGTTGTTGTAGATATGATTTTAGATTGGTCTTGATTGTATCAAAATCAAGGTCTGTAATTTGTAAACGAGCGTTTGTTGCCATTTATCGTATCCGTTCAAGGAGAAAATTAATTACTATGGGTGCAGTTTGGTTTACAATGAAAAATTCCAAGTAAACTTTAAACCCATTTTTATCATAGTCAGCGGTTACATTTATAGTTTTAACTGTTGCCCTAGGCTCATAATTTACGATAGTCCGCTCTATCTCATCTTTTATGGTGGTTGCTGTGATATTATCAAGATTTTCAAATAACAACCTACGAACATTTGAACCAATATCTGGTTGAAACGGTCTTTCGTAGTGATTTGTAAGTATAAGATTCTTTATGGAGTTGACAACAGCCATCGGACCGATGGACTTACTAATGTCTTTCCGAACTGGATGAATATTAAAATTCAAATCCAAGTCTTTAAAATCTCTAACAATATCTGTGGTAACTGTAGCCATATCTTATTTATGAGTTAAGCCGAGAGACAAGTTTGTCCGAGCCAATATAATTATTAGCTAATTGCGTATCAATAGGTCCCATATTTGAAAATTGAGACACTTTACCAAAATCTTGAACCACTTGAGCGCTATTTCTAAAGAAGGTTATATCGTGGTTTCTTCTAGTATCAATCAAAGTATTAGCAGTTTGTATGTGTGTAATAATAGTGTTTATCTGAGAACCAGTCAAATTTGATATACTCGTAACATTCAAAGAGTTATTTAAAGTAATTCTATCAGTATAAATGATGGTATTGTTTGCATTCAGCTGGTCATTAACAAACAAACTGGTTAAACTACCCAATGATGCAGAGGCATTTGTTATACCATCAGTTTGATAAGTTAAATATATTAGAAATTTACCAAAACCCAAAGCACTTTCACGATATGGAAAATCTCTGGCAGAGGTACCGGCATCTGCAAGTGCGTTTACACCAGAAATATTATCAGTATGTGATTTAAACTGGTTTAGAGTTATTAAAAAATTATTAGCTGTATTTGCTAAGTTTGCACCTTCACCATTATAAGCTAAAGGAAATGTGTTTGCTGTAAATACAGTATTAGCTGTTTGAAAAATTAAATTTGTATTTGCATATAATGATGTATACACATTTGCAGTTGGATTTTGATAGTATCCACCAGTATTATTAGCTGAAAGGTCAGTTACTTGCCATTCTTTTGGTAAAAAACTTGGTGATGAATTTAGATGAGCTATTGCTTCATCTGATAATGTAAAAACTGTTGTATTGTTGGAGTCAAAATCAAAACCCAATCTTCCGTAAACACTTGCCATTTTATTTCCTTTTCATAATATATTAACCTGCCGCAATTTCACCAGTTGGCGCTGGTCTGTGTGTTAATCTTAAAATATAATTAACTACATCCGATTCCCATATAGAACCACCAATAATCGTTGTACTAAACAAAGATGTTAATGAAGCTGTTGTAACACTAAAACCAAATGTTCCAGATTTAAGAGCTCTAACATCACCAACCGAAGCAACTGGAAAACCAACTGCCAATCCGCCAGTTAATGAAACAAACCCTAAAGGACCAGCACTAACACCTGTGCCAGCATCAACTCTTGTTTTTGATGTTATTAAATCTCCTTGGATTGCTCCAGCAACATTTAAATCAGACCTCACTTGTACAACATCAGTTGCAGACAAAGAAATAGAGTTACCACCGTAATCTGCACCTGCTTGAATTGATACATCTCCTTGTGATATCACTTCAAAATCATCTACAACATTAACATTGTATTTACCAGCAACTTTAAGATTATAATTTCCTTTTACATCTAAATTATAATCACCTTTAACTTCCATATTACAATCACCCATAACAGTTACACTACAACGACCTTGAATTAAAACTTTTTTATCTTTAATTGTAATTTCATAATCATCACCAAACACTTTGTGAACTTGGTCACCATTGGGGTGCATTTCAATAAAGGTGTAACTCTTGCCATGTTGTAAACGAATATTCTCACGACCTGGTGTATCGTCCATTGCAAAGAGATGACCACCATCTGTTATTTTTACATCATAGTATGGATATATTGGTTGATTGGTTTCATTTACAGCTGATTCTGGTTCTGTCCAACCGGAATCACCAGCAACATTAGGTACATTTAAAGGTGAGTATGACATATTAAAGTGGGTTTGGAGTTCTAGTAAATGGTTCAGTAACAGCTGCAGCTGCATCGGAAAGATTTTGTGCTAACATTGCATCTAAAGCTTGTGAAGATGCTGAGTTAGCTTCTTCTGCTGTTGGTGGCGAGAACAAAGCTATAGCTGTGATTCCTACACCAGCAACAGCTGTAGTTGTTTCTTGCACAGCTGTTAATGTTTCAGTTACAGCTTTGGTTGCATCTCTAGCTTCAGCTATAACGTCTGCAAAACCAGAATCACCATAAAATCCTCCAGCTTGTGCTTCAACATCACCTGCATTTGGATCAGCACCACTGCCAACTGCCACAATGCTAGTAAAAACACTAGCAATTAATTTTCTTAGTCTTACTAAACAATCTGAAAGTAGTTGTGCCAATTTTGCAGGCAGACTTAGAATCCATGCAACTATTGAACGGAGAGTTGCTATATAAGCAATAACTTCTTTTGCAAAATCTGTGATTGGTTTAAGAATATACTTATTAAAATCTCTTAGTTCTCTTGCAATATTTTTTAAAGTATTAATAAGAAATGTTGTTACTCCGGACGTGTCAGTTCCACCTAACAACGCCAATAGTTTACGAACAGCTTCTCTAATTGTATTAGCAAGAGCTTGTGTATATTTTGATAAGTTTATATCTTTCTTCATTTCTAATATAAAATCACAAACATGACTTCTTTTAGCATTTGTATACGCATACGCTTTACAAAAATTTTCTTGTGTTGGTATTGATGGTTGGCCACTCACCGGTGTATCGGAGCTAGTTGCCGGCGTATGTATCGTTACACCGTTTCTTACTGTTGTATTAGCTATCACTTGAAGTGGCATTTCATTTCCTTTAAGGTTTTATTCCAGGTAATATACCCATCATTATAGGCATTTGAGCTTGTTCACCATCCATAAAAAATCCAAGAACCCATTCTCCAGAAGCTGGAGGTGAAATATGTTTAGAATTATTAAGTGGTATCACAGCTTGCGCCCAAGGTAAATCTGTCGTTGGTAAAATAATTGGATTTTCATTGTGCCATCCAAATATACGGACTTGACAACGGCCAACTCTTAGTGGGTCAACAGGATTCTCTACAACACCAACCCACCATATAAAACCATTTAATCCAACAAAATTTGTATTCATTATGATTTTAATGCTTCCATCATTTTAGTAGTTTGTTGCCTAACTAATGGTTTATTTGTTGAATCTGTAGCCACTTCAATAACAGTTTCATGCATATCACCTTTAATAACATGTCTTGTTGCAGTAACTATATATTTGCCAGTTAAAGTTTGATCCAAACCTTCACCAACTTCTGTTTTTCCTGATTTAATAGGCATTTTTAAATTAATTATAGCACCAGAAGTTACACCAAAATTACCTGGAATATTCAAATGAATTGTTGTTTGTAATAAATTTGCAAGTATTGGTGCTCTTTGAAACACATACGCATGAGTATCATCAATATTTGTTCCTGTTTGTGCATCATTTTCTTTAACCCAACTTGTATCTTTACGAGTTGTGGCAAAAGCATACAATGAAACTTTAGAGTCAAACATATGTGCAGCATCTTTTCCATCACGATTTGCTGCAGTTGTAAAATTTGGATATTTGTTCAAATGCACTTTTGTTTTATTATATGTTTGATTGAAATCTATTTGATTAATTTTAACTTGCCTTGTCAACAGGTCTATGCCAATAAATTTACCAGAATAAACGCCATTTTTAATACTCTCAATATAATTTGTTGAATTAATAATTTTAGCTTCACGAGCACCATAAAATTCTTGTCCGCCAGAGACAGAAAGATTTTTCGGTTCAAAATTAATATTCATTATAGGTTCTCGTTTTATTAATTCAGTTAATGATACAAAATTATAACCATACTTATTTTCAAAAAATAAAAAGTTTGGTAAAGAATCGGAATCTACAGCTCTTTTACTTAACCAATCCATCGTATCAAATGGCGATAAATTTGGAACAATTACCGTATGCAAACCTTTTGAGTTCTCAATTGATCCTAATTTTTTAGAAGTAACGCCAAGATATTTTTTCAAAATAACATTTACAATATCAGTATAAGTTCCATTGAATGATTGATTAACTTTTTTTTGTTCAGAAAAAATCATTTCTTCCGATGCAAAATGTAAAATATAAATTTCAGAGTTTTGATTTATATTTTCTCTATTGCTTTGTCTATAAATTCTAAAAGTTTTTTTGAATGTGGTTGGACCAGATTCTTCACCTTTTAAAATTTCCATTGACAAGTATTCACTACCATCTAACAATAATTTAGATGACAATCCAATAGCATCTTGAATAAGAATTTCACCACGAATACATGGCATAAACATACTATCATAAATGTTTATTTCTTGATATACACCGGCAATATTTACATTACCCAATTTCGTAATTAGGGTTAAATCTTTTATCTTAAATTGTGTTGATTGAGATAAATTTAAACTCATGGGTTAAAAACATTTTTTAATTCTTGTTCAAGTGCATATGCAAATTCAGGTTTCAAAATTTTAATTTGCCTTTTATTTTCATTCTCTGCCAATTCATAATCATAATATGTTTTACTCTCTTTTGTAACAGAAATTGTAATTTGATTTCCATCACTCAATGTTACATTACTTGATGTGACTGAAACATTTGCATATGTGTTAGCATCAACTTGAACTTTTTTCTCCAAATATTCACCGTTCTTTACTGTTGTTCTTTTTTCAACCGAATAATAAGATTGTGTGTTTTGTTGAGCCCAAACTAATCCAGTTTGACCAGCTGCTACATTTGCATTAGCTGTATACTTATCATCAATAAATGATATC